GGTCTGGCTAAGGCGTTCACAAAATTTGACGCCTACCAGCTTGCAAAGTACAACAACAGGAAAGCGATTGTTAAACTACGCGATGTGCTGTTCCTGTGCCGCGCTAAGCCCAAAGATGCTGAGCAGGAGCAGATTTGGAAGCAACTGGTCAACGGCACTCTTCCCGCTCCCGACACCTGGGAAGTCGCACTGTCTAACGGTGCTGATAAGAAAAGCACCTGGGAGCGTCTGCTTGCTGAAAACAGGTTGGGCGGGCTTGCACTCCTCCGCAACCTGCGGAACATGGCAGATAGCAGGGTAGACGAAAGGCTCATATTCGCGGCACTGGAAAACATAAAAACTGAAAGGATATTGCCTTTCCGCTTTATTGCCGCCGGAAAATATGTTCCGCAGTGGGAAAGCCACGTTGAAAAGGCGATGCTTAAATGCCTGGAGGGGAAAAAGAAGCTGCCCGGAAAAACTGTCCTGCTGGTGGACGTGTCGGGATCTATGGACAGGCCGATCTCCGGGAAGTCAGATCTAGTGCGGTATGATGCGGCTAACGGCCTGGCTATCCTGGCACGGGAAATATGCGAGGAGGTGGCAGTATATTCCTTCTCTAATGAAGTTATCCGCATACCAGACCTTCGTGGCTTCGCCTTGCGCGATGCAATAGCGCGAAGCCAGCCTCACTACTCCACATATCTCGGAGAGGCCGTGCGCTACATTAACGAAACAGAAAGTTACGACCGCCTGATAGTGCTGACCGATGAACAATCACACGATGCCGTTCCGAACCCGAAAGGCAAGGGCTATGTAATCAACGTAGCTTCTTACAAAAACGGGATAGGTTACGGAGCGTGGACGCATATTGACGGCTGGTCGGAGGCTGTATTAGATTATATTTCTGCCTACGAAGAAGAGCTGCCGGAGGTAAATTGATGAGTAACGACGGCGGCAAAAAAACTGGTAGGCATATGTAAGTGCTTTTTGTATGGTGATAAGTATGGCACAAGCATGGGCCGAATGGTTTTACAATAGCAAAGCGTGGATAAAGTGTAGACTTGCTTTCATGCGAAGCAAGTTTTTTATTTGTGAACGATGTGGTGGTGCTGCGACCATAGCGCATCATAAGGAATACCTGACACCCAGGAACATCAATGACCCGAACGTGACATTGAGTTGGGACAACCTTGAAGCATTGTGCCAGGACTGTCATAACCGAGAGCATCAAAGCAAGTATAGTGCGACGAGGGAAGATGTGATGTTTGATGAAAACGGGGATTTGGTGCCCGTGAGATAATCCCCCCCCTATCTGAAAAATTAGGGGCCGCCAGCGACACCGAGTGGCCCACCTCCGAAAACCTCGGAACGATCGCGCGCATGAGGGGGGTATTTTCGGACACAAAACCGGTGAAAAATGACCGGAAAAACAGGTGGGAAATATGAGGCTTTATNCTGAGGAAGAAAAACAAAAAGCGATAAAGAAGGAGATGCGGAAACTTCGCCGGCTTTTCAAGAACTTGCCGAAAGATAAACAGAAGGCTGCCGAAGGATTGCTCCAAGAGGCCGCATTCATGAAGGCCACCCTGGAAGAGGCGCGGCACATCATAGACCAGCAGGGCATCATCGAGGTCTTTGAGCAGGGCTCTCAACGTTTTTTACGGGAGCATCCGGCCACCAAGGTCTACAACACGATGATTAACCGTTATGCTGCGGTGTGCAAGCAGCTCTTCGACATGGTACCGGACCCCGACGTGGGCAAGCAGGTCGAAGATGAACTCATGGCCTTCGTCAAGCGGGGAAGGCGATAGGTGTGGCTGAAAACTACATCAGGCTCTACTGGGAGAGGATTCAGGCCGGCGAGATCGTAGCCTGCAAACGTCTGAAGCAGCAGTATGCAAAACTCATCGACGAACTGGATCACCCTCGTGATCCCTGGGTGTTCGACATCGAGCGGGCCATCCGGCCCATCGAGTTTATCGAGCGGTTCTGCCGGCAGTCAAAGGGCCGGTGGATTGGCCAATCGCTCAAGCTGGAGTTGTGGCAGAAGGCATTGCTCCAAGCGGTCTTCGGGTTCGTCCACAAGGAGACGGGCCTGCGGCGGTGCCGTGAGTTTGTTCTGCTAGTCGGCCGGAAGAACGGCAAGGCACTGGCGTTAGATACACCCATACCTACGCCTAATGGGTGGAAATATATGAAAGATATTCAGCCGGGAGATTATGTTTTTGGTAGCGATGGTAAACCAACAAAAGTAATATATACTTCTCCTGTTTTTATTGGCCATAAATGTTATGAAGTTGAATTTGAGGATGGCGAAAAAATAATAGCTGACGCAGAGCATATATGGACAGTAATAACTAAAGGGAGCAGAAAGACACTAAAATATATACCCAAAAGCAATCGAAAGCTGGTTAGACGAGATTATCGTAATGGTAATGGCTATTTTAATATTACGACCGAAGAAATGGTAAAAGATTTTGCCCATAAACGGAGAGATGGTAAAGGCATTGAATATAAATATCGAGTACCAATGAACCAGGCTATAGAATACCCAGAGGCCGACTTGCCGATTCATCCATATGTTTTAGGTGTATGGCTTGGAGATGGATACAGTAAGGACAACCGTATTACGTGTAGTGCAGAGGATGTTGAGGAACTGTATAATAATCTTAGAGGTTGCGGCATTGATGTTGCCGTAAAAAAATATTCATCAACATCAGCATTTACGATTCTACTAGGACGTAAAATAGGGACACACAATAATGTATTAGATAAGTTAAGAGAGCTGAACGTTTTAAATAATAAACATATACCGAAGATATATTTACATGCATCTATCGAGCAACGAATGGAACTATTACGGGGGATAATGGATACCGATGGCTATGTTAGCAAGGCGGGGCAATGTGAGTTTGTACAAAAAGATAAAACTTTAATAAACGACTTCAGCGAGCTATTATCGAGTTTAGGTATCAAACACACTATACGGGAGAAAATTGCAAGATGTAATGGGAAAGATGCTGGGGTAGTTTATTCGGTTTTGTTCTTCTGTGACCAGACAAATCCTTGTTTTAAACTAAAGAGGAAGCTGCAACGTTTAAAGCCCAAATTGCATGACAGAATGAATAACAAGTCAATTGTTAGTATTAAGGAAGTCGAAAGCGTCCCAACAAAATGTATTTGTGTGGAAGCTGAAAACGGCCTCTATTTAGCTGGAAAACGGATGACTGTTACACATAATAGTACCCTTTTATCAGGAATAGCGCTGTACATGCTCATTGGTGACGGTGAGGGTGGAGCTGAGATTTATTGTGTGGCTTCCAAGCGCGACCAGGCGCGAATCATCTTCACAGAAGCCGTGAACATGGTCTCGCAATCGCCTGCGCTGCGGAAGCACTTGAAGAAGCGCAAGACGGACCTGTACTTTCCGGTGGCTTTTGGGAAGTTCGAACCGCTGGCGTCCGAAAGTAATAGCCTTGACGGTCTTAACTCACATTGTGTCATCATCGACGAACTGCACGCCATTAAGGATCGCAATCTCTACGATGTCATGCGGCAGTCGATGACGGCCAGGACGCAGCCGCTGCTGGCCATGATTACGACGGCCGGCTTCGTCCGGGAGTGCATTTACGACGACATCTACGACTACGCCTGCCGGGTGTTGGACGGTGTGGTCGAGGACGAGCGGTTCTTGGCGTTCCTATACGAGCTGGACGACCGCTCCGAGTGGACGGACTTTCGGGCCTGGGAGAAGGCGAACCCTGGTCTGGGTACTATCAAGAGTTATGAAGATCTGGCGGCTAACGTCGAGCGGGCGAAGAACGANAGCAANTTNTTGCCNACNGTGCTNACNAAGGACTTCAACGTCNGNGAGACNAGCGCCGGGACGTGGCTGACTTTCGAGGAGGCTAATAACGAGGCCACGTTTTCGATGGATGAGGTTCGGGACACCTACGCCATAGGCGGTGTGGACCTGTCGGCTACTACGGACCTAACGGCCGCGGCCGCGTTGGTTATGCGGTCGGACGGCCAGATGTACGCCTTGGTGCAAGGATTCATGCCCGGAGATACGATCGAGCAGCGGTCCAAGGAAGACAAGGTGCCGTATGACCGGTGGGTCGAGCGGGGCCTGATTACGCCGTGTCCCGGCAACCGGATTGATTACCGGTACGACACGGACTGGTTCGCTCGACTTCGCGACGAATATGGCATTTCGACCTATTGGGTCGGTTATGACAGTTGGAACTCGCCTGCCTGGGTTGAGGACATGGAGACCCGATTGGGCTATCAGAACAAGGTGAACCTTCTACCTGTCATCATGGGGGCCAAGACGCTGTCGGCGCCTATGAAGGTGCTCCGGGCTGACTTGGCNGCCAAGCGGATCAACTACAACAACAACCCACTGCTCAAGTGGGCGCTGACGAACATGGCGGTTGAGGTAGACAAGAACGAGAACATCCGGCCCGTCAAGGGTCAAAACAAGCGCCAGCGTATAGATCCTGCGGTGGCGCTTATCAT